TTCCTGAAAGACACAGGACACCTAAGCAATGACCAAATGGGCGTTTATCTGCGGATGCTCTGGCGGTACTACCTCGACGAAAAACCACTTCAAGACGATTGCGAAAGCATTGCATTTGCTATGCGTTCGGATGAAAAAACCGTGCGTTTGATACTGCGTCATTTCTTTGTTTTGCATGATGGTGGATGGCAGCATACGAGGTGCGATAAAGAAATTGCTAGATACCATGAAAAGAAAGGTAAAGCAGTAAACAGTGCAAATGCACGATGGGATAATGCAAACGCTATGCGAACGCATACCGAACGTATTACGGATGCATCTGTTTTAGATGCTAACCAAGAACCAATAACCAATAACCAATTAAATATAAATATATGTCCACCTAACGGTGAACTTGCGTCATCAAAAAAATTACCAGACTGTGAACACAAAGGAGTCATTGAGCTTTACCACCAATTCTTGCCAACTTTACGAAAGGTCGAGGTCTGGAATGCAACAAGACAGGGTTATTTGCGGCAAAGATGGCGAGAGGTGGCTGAAGAACTGGCGCAGGAAAATACCATAGATACAACCCATGTGATGAATTGGTGGGGTGAATTTTTCCAGCACATTGGCAAAAGTAAATTCCTGACTGGCAAAGTCAACAGCAAGGATGGTCGAGCATTTACTGCCGATCTTGAGTGGATTTTGAAACCAAGCAATTTTGCAAAAATCATTGAAGGGAAATACCATGGCAATAACTAAATTCAAAAGAGACGAACTTCAGGACAACTTTGACCATTTAATGTGTTCAGTGGCTGGATGTTCAAAACGCTGGTCAGTACAAATGGAAGGTCAGAGACCAATGTGTTCAGAGCACCAATGGTCTGATAAAAAGCCTGCAAATCAGAGAGATATTGCTGTTGCAGCATTGACGCAACCACCAGTTAAGCATTGGCAAGATGACGAGATTTTTTAATGTATGACCACAAATCCCTACTGGACAAAAGACGGGAAGGTCAAGAATTTAGCCTTGCTGACATCAACAGAGCGTTACAAGATGCTGGAGACCTTGCGCCAGACCGAGGCGAGAGACTGGATTCACCGATACAGACTGAAAGCGAAAGAGTTTGGACAACAACAGACACAGTTATGGTGGCTGGATGTGAAGATGAGTCTAAAGAAAAAGCGTGGGCAGGATGGTCTCGATATCTTGATTGCAGAAATGGAGAAACAACGTGATGTCAATCGTCTTTGATGTACCGCTTGAACCCAAGGGTAAAGGTAGACCCAGATTTTCCCGACATGGGAAGTTCACCAAGGTTTACACCGACCAAGCAACACTTGATTATGAAACCGCAATCCAGTTATGCGCCAGCAAAGCAATGGGGGCAAGCAGACCCCTAGAAACCCCAGTGAGCGTTTATTTGTACATCAGGGTATCAATCCCTCAGTCGTACTCAAAAAAGCGCACAGAGGCTTGTTTAAGCGGTTCTGAACGCCCAGCAAAGAAGCCCGACATTGACAATATTGCAAAAGCATTTTTGGATGCAATGAATGGCACTGTTTACTTAGACGATACCCAAGTGGTCGAACTGAGCATTAAAAAGATTTACTCAGCAGTTGCTGGGGTGGATGTAGCAATCATGGAGGCAAGATGAGACCAGAAGATGCGGCGCAAGCCATTAGAGATAAAGCCCCAGCATTTGGTGAAGCCAAAGCCCAAAGGGTATACCTTGAAGAGTTTAGGAAATCCAAAAAAGCCCTGCTGATGAAAGATGCCTTAACATTGGGCATTGAAGCGGCAAACGCACAGGAACGAGAAGCATATGCACACCCAAGTTATCAACAGCTTATTCGTGGGCTGGCTGAAGCAATCGAAAAAGAGGAAACGTTGAGGTGGGAACTTGAGGCGGCACGACTGGACATCGAGATTTGGCGGTCACGGGAAGCAACGAACAGAAATCAAGACAGGTCGCATCAATGATGGGTGTTGGTAATGCGTTTCACATAAAGCAGTGTTGTTCGTCTTTTGTATTTGCACAACAAAATAATAAGGCGCTAACCCTTATGACGCATCACCAACAAAAACATTCTAAACGGAGTTAATAGTTGATAGAAAAACACCAATACGTCAGAAGCAAAAAACTGCTAAAAATGGTGGCAAGTCTTGACTGCCAAGTCTGCGGAAGTGGGGAAATGGTGCAAGCCGCACACACAAACTGGGGTGGTGGCAAGGGCAGGGGAATCAAAGCAGATGACAATTTAGTAGCGGCTTTATGCTTGAAATGCCATTATGAGATTGACCAAGGGAAAACACTTAGCAAACAGGAAAGGCAAGACTTGTGGCAAAAGGCGCACATTAGAACCATTCTGGCACTTCAAAATGATTGGCCTGAAAACGTACCATTACCAACGGAGATAACATGAATCCAGCAGATAAAGTTCAAAAATGGTCGATTGATAAACTAATACCATATGCTCGAAACAGTAGAACACATAGCGATCAACAGATCAGTCAAATTGCGGCATCAATCAAAGAATGGGGCTGGACTACACCCATATTGGTAGATGAACAGGGCGGAATCATTGCTGGTCACGGTAGAACATTAGCGGCACAAAGATTGAAGATGACCGAAGTGCCAGTCGTAATTGCCAAAGGTTGGTCTGATGCCAAAAAACGGGCTTACATCATTGCTGATAATAAATTAGCATTAAATGCCGACTGGGATAATGAGATGTTGGCTTTAGAACTTGGTGAACTTGGTGACTTAGGGTTTGATCTTGACTTAACTGGATTTGCGGCTGATGAGATTGCAGAAATACTTTCACCTGAAGATGACGAGGACGATAGCAAATATAGTAAAAAGATTGATGCCCCAGTTTATGAGCCAACTGGAGATTGCCCACCAATCGTAGAACTTTACGATAAAGTCAAATACGAAGAACTTACAGCAAAAATATACCAAGAAGATAGTATTGACTCAGAGATAAAAGAATTTTTGCTTGCTGCGGCGGCAAGACATATCCGCTTTGATTTTGAGCAAATTGCTGAGTTTTATGCTCATGCACCGCCTGACATACAACAACTGATGGAAGATAGTGCTTTGATTATTGTGGACTTTGAAAAAGCTATTGCTGGTGGATATGTAAAACTTTCGCAAGTCATAGGCAATATTTACACCAGCGAAAAAGGTGCTGAACAATGACCAATCGTAATTTTGCCGTATTCATTTTGACCCATGGCAGAGCTGATTCAGTCTATACGTTCAAGACTTTACGACAGCAAGGATATACAGGCAAAATATATTTGCTGTGCGATGACGAAGACAAACAAATTGCCAAGTACAAAAATCTGTATGGAACAGATACTGTCATCGTTTTTAATAAACAGGATGCAATAAACATTACTGATAGTGGGGATAACTTTAAAAAGCGCAACAGCGTTGTATTTGCAAGAAACTGGAACTTCAAAGTAGCAAGTGATTTAGGATTAACACATTTTTGGCAACTGGATGACGATTACACACGTTTTGATTATTCGCTAAATGCGGAAATGCAGTACACAACATCCAATAATAAGATCAACAAATTGGATGATTTGCTCGAGGCAATGATGGATTTTATGGATACAACACCATTTCACTCCATTGCATTTGCACAGGGTGGGGACTTCATAGGTGGTGAGGGTTGCACACTGTTAAGCAGAATGCGTAAGGATGAAATCTATCGCAAAGTAATGAATTCGTTTTTGTTTCGTGTTGATCGCCCAGTGCAATTTATGGGACGAATAAATGAAGATGTGAATATGTATGTTGAATGGGGTCGTAGAGGCATATTGTTTATGACTTCACCTCAGTTGAGATTACAGCAAGTGGTAACACAACAAAATTCTGGTGGATTGACTGAAATATATCTAGACCTCGGTACATACACAAAATCGTTTTATACAGTTATGTATGCACCATCATGCGTAAAAATTTCAGAAGTAGGTACTACTGACAGAAGAATCCACCACCAAGTGATGTGGAAATATGCAGTGCCAAAAATACTAGATGAGTCACATCGTAAGCCTAGAGTTTTATCACGGATTACAAGTACTGTGAAATAAGGCACAATCTAGGTTGTATTGACAAATCACGCAGCAAACCAACCTTTCGCGGAGGTTACAAATGAAAAAAAGTACTGAAATTTCCACCCAACTGCCTAAAAAAGAGGCAGATAAGCCAAAACAGAATGGTGGGGCACGAGAAGGTGCAGGCAGAAAACCCTTTGTACCGACTGATGCTGAACGCAGACAAGTTGAAGCAATGTCTGGTTATGGAGTGCCATTTGACCAAATAGCCGCATTGACCCGTGATGGCATTGATATTGATACGCTGAGAAAGCATTTCAAATCTGAATTGGTTAACGGGAAAGCCAAAGCGAATGCACAAATTGGCAAGGGTATTTTCCAAAAAGCCATGGCTGGAGATACAACAGCACAAATTTGGTGGTCAAAATCACAAATGGGCTGGAGAGAAACCCAACGTCATGAGCTGACTGGAGCAGATGGTCAGCCACTTGAATTTGCCAAGATTGAGCGTGTTGTTGTAAAGCATGGGTAAAACCTTAAGCATTGCCACACCTGAATGGGCTTTGCCATTGTTGCAATCATGTCGTTACAAAGGCGCATGGGGTGGTCGAGGTTCAGGAAAGTCACATCTTTTTGCTGAGATGATGATTGAGGCTCACATAATGAACCAAAAGCATCGTAGCGTTTGCGTCCGTGAAATACAAAAGTCACTGAATCAATCGGTGAAACGTCTGCTGGAAACCAAGATTGAAGCTATGAATGCAGGGGCTTATTTTGAAGTACAGGATTCGGTTATCAAGTCCAAAAAGGGCGATGGGGCAATTATTTTCCAAGGGATGCAGAACCACACCGCTGACAGCATTAAGTCGCTAGAAGGGTACGACTGCGCTTGGGTTGAGGAAGCCCAAAGCCTGAGCCAGACCAGCCTTGACCTACTGAGGCCAACTATTCGCAAGCCTAACAGCGAGTTATGGTTTACTTGGAATCCAAGGCAGCAATCCGACCCAGTGGATTTTCTACTGCGTGGACCAGAACCGCCAACCGACAGCACAGTTATCAAAGTCAACTTTGGTGACAACCCGTGGTTTCCGCAAGTCCTGAAGGACGAGATGGAATACGACAAGCGGCGCGACCC